TAAAGGTAAAGAAACTACTGTACAAGAAGCACAACCTTCCTTGATGCAAGATGGATATGATGGTGTTTATTTTGAGCGTACTTGGGATGTTGGAGATTATGCAGATGTAGAACCTGGAGATGATTATTGGGCTAATAATGTTGCTATGTTTACTCCCAACCAAATCAAATCAGCTACTGATAATAATGGAGATTTCTCTACTACAAACAATGGAATATATCAAATTTCCACAGTAAAAACAGTAATAGATAAACTTGTTCCAAAATTTAGGCCGTATAGACCTAGGATATATAAAATAGATAAAAGTAACTATGTCGAACAAATCAGAAATTTTTATTATAATTTATTAGGAATAGATTTGGACATAGACTATTTTGATGATATAGAGCTTATAAAAGATAAAATAAATCATTTTTTATATAATACTGTATCACAAGAAATAGAAAATAAGTTAATAAAACTTAGAGAGAAGTATAGTAAAATAGAATATAGAGCTACAGAACAATATATAAATAATCTAAAAACCTTTTTATAGAGAAAAGATCTATCTGCTATATCTGAATACGACGAACAAACATAGAGCATAATAAAAAAATGTTTTCCTAATTTGTTTCGTGCAAAAACGCAATCTAAGTTAAATAGTGCTTTTGGTTACTATATACACGCAATAAATCAAAAAGATAATGTATATAAAAATATATACACAATTGTAAATTATCGTAATATATATAAAATCAAACTAAACAATACTATACAGAAACTATAGGCAGTACAAAGATTTTTAAATAGATATCCTGATTCTAGAGAACAAATACGCAATAAGTTATTTTCTGAACTAGATAGATATAAAGAATATTCAGATTTTTATACTGGTTAGTCTAATACGCAAAATGAAACAAACGAAGACGTTTGGGAAAAAGCTAAAGTTACATCAAAACAGGATATTAATTTTGTATCATCTATAATACAAAAAGGAAAAATATATTCAGCAAAAGATGTTTTAAATTATTTAAAAAAATATCCAGAATATAAACAATTATGTGACATAATTCTTAGAAATTTAAAAAAACAAGGTGATATAAATATATTTGGCATATCAGACAATACGCGAGATTATGGAGGTTTATATAACAGTGTAGATAATGCTGTTTATATAAATACATCATCTGATTTATATAAAACAGATCCTGCCCATACTATATTACACGAACTGATTCATGGTATAAGTATATTTTATATAGGAGATAATCCGGAATTAGTAGAAAGTATAGAAACTTTTAGAAAATACGTAGAAGATTATTGGAGAAAAGGAATACCTCCTGCATTTCAATGGATTGAAGTATCACCTTATGGAATATCAGATAAAGAAAAAGGGCCTGAGGTAAATGCTGGCGAATTTGTAGCAGAATTTATGTCAAATAAAGAATTTTAGGAATTGTTAAAGGAAACTCCTGCTATGGATGAACAAGAATTTTCTTCTTTATTTGAACAATTTTTACATTGGATCTTAGGTGTACTCGGCATAAAAAAACAAGATACTGCATACGATCAAATAAAACCTGTTGTAGAAAGCATTATCGATGCACAATATGCTATATATAACAATATTCCAACATTACAAGAACTTGACCAGACAAGATATACTCCATCTGGAGATATATTGTAGATATCACAAGATAGTTTGTTGTATGAGGAAGAAGATGAAAAAAATCAAAATGAAGAATTTTATATATCTCCCGAAGACACAGAAACAATATCTGAATTAAATCAGATAGAAAAGAATATGGACTCATATGTCGTTGATAAAATAAAAGAGTCTATAAAATCTGGAGAAAATAGAGATATTCTTGATATAGTATAGGAAGCAAAACGAGAATGGATTGAACAAAAACAAAAGTAGATATTGGGGGAAACATAGCTTAAGCTTGCAGAAGCTTATGGGTTAAAGTAGATAACAGACGAAAATGGTAGAATTACTTTTATATCTGAAACAAACGATGAAAAGACAAATCTTATAATAAATTTCTTAGATTATTTAGGAGATGACGAACAAGGTTATTATGACTATAATAGCAAATCTACTGCTGCTCATCATGTTATTGCAATATCGTTAACAAATGGCGACCCTAGTACTTTTAATCACGAGCTTGCTCATCATTATTTAAGGATGTTCTGGAATAGCGAATTAGTATAGACAGCATTGGCTGCTGTTGATAAACCAGGAATGACTGATGTTGAGAGAGAAGAAGCTCTTGTTGATATAATCACGTCAATGTCTTCAGATTCTAGTAATTTAAGTTTATTACAAAGTCAATCTTTTGTGTAGAAATTTTGGGCGGCTTTAGCTAATATTATGTACAATACATTCGGTATTGATAGTAAAGCTAGAAGAAATGATTTATATAAAAACATAACAAAAGCTTTTGTATATAATGAACAACAATAGATTTGTGAAAGTAATAAAATTGTATTTGAAATAGCGAATTAGAAAAAATATAAACTTCTGTGGCGTAAGAATAAAAAGAAAACCTATAGAGAAAAATTGGCAAATGTAAGGCAGGAAGGCAAATTTGAAAAAGTTATTGTTCCATATGAACAAATCGGCGGTAATAAAACACAACAGGCCATAAAAACTATATTGCAGGGTACTATATCCAGAAATAAACAATATAGAAAAAATACAGTGACTAATCCGCAACTGCGTGTAAAAATGCAATTGGCTGAAGATAAAGTTAGAAAATTTGCAAATGATATAGCTGAGTATAGAAAGAATTATTTGCAACAACGCGGTATAACAAAACCTAATTTTGCACAAAAAAGAAGTAGTTCTGAGACTCCAGAAGAAATAAATGCAAATTTAAATATAATATATAATTTCTTGGATTCTGCCAGAGATGATTTGGTGGATTTGGCTAAAAAGTTAGAAGCTTCAGAAAGATCTAGATTTATGTCATATCTAAAACGAGAACTCGTTAATCCAAATACTGGTGATGTTACAGTAGAATATTTAGATATCTCACATTTAAACGATCCAGATGTAGAATTAGTGGATGTGACATTTAATGAACTATGTGAAATTCAACAAAATACATTAGGTTTTTATAAGAACTCATTGTATCAATTGGAATTAGCTGTAAAAGATCCAAGATTTGCTGCTTTGTATGGAACGCAAGCTCAAGAAGATATATTGTCTAATATAAATGAAATATATAATATTGGCAACCAACAAACAAGCCTTAATGGAATTTTACACCATGTAGAAATGTCTTATATAAGTGCAATAACCCAACATATTAGATCTTTTACAGAATAGTATATAAATGAAAATACAAAAGATTTATCTCCTGTGTATAGACAAAGATTAATATATTCTGTAAATAACTGGATAGAGGATCAAAATATATTTGGTGATGTTGGTGTTTTGGAATCTTGGATAGGTTTGGCTTCAAATTCAAAATCGCCATTGATTAGAATAATGCAAGACGTTATAGATAATATACACATCGATACAAACAGTGAAGTTGTAGAAAAAGGTTTGAAATTAAGAGATCTTAGAACAAAAGCCATCAATGCCGCAAATAAATCTATACTCGGTGGAAAATTATATGGAGGTTTGTCTGTGTTTAATCTTGAAAAATTATTTATGGAAAGAGATGAAAATGGAGATTTTACAGGAAACTTTTCCACAGCCGTTAATAATGGTAGATTTTTTAAAGATAGAACAAATTTTATAGACAAATTGCTTTATAGGGGAAAAGATTGTGTAGAAAACAAACTTAGACAATTTTTAAATGATCCATCTTTCGAACTTGAAATAGATGAATCAGGTGAACCAATATTCCCCGATGGGTGCGATGATATAGAAAAAGAGTATCTACATGAATTAAATCACTGGATGGGTAAACATGCTGTTAGAAGGTTTACGACAGCATATTATGATAAAAGAATTGATATTCTTTCTTCTGTTACAAGAAAAGCTATAAATAATATAAACAGAAGAATTAATGAAATTCTTTCAGCATGTACTATAGATGGAAAAATTCATACAGAACTATTATATAGTAATCAGCTTGATGAATTAAAAACTTTATACCATGTTAGAACACAAATGTCTAACCCATTTGATAGATATGGAAATTTAAAGCAACCGGGTACAGATGAATATCAAATAGCAAAAGAACTTTCTGAATGGAACGAATGGCAAATTGAACATATAAAATATAAACTTGATTACGATGCTTTTGAAGAAGCAAAACGTAATGCAAAGGATCCTGATATTTTTGAAAAAAATAATACATATAGAGCTATAAATCCTAAATTTTGGGAAGAAATATCAAACATGCTCCCAAAATCTAACAATAAGGCTATAGAGGATTTAAGAAAAACTAGATCTAAACTTGTTAGTATTATTAAATCAAAAGGTCTTACTTATCCAAGAATAGATTTGTTATGGGACGAACAAGCTATGGATATAAAACCAGAATATGAAGAATTTTGGAAAACATTGAAACATTATGATGAAAAGCTTTTGGAACTGAGAAGTAAAGGTATGCCATTTTTGGTATATAAAAGTTTGGTCGGAAATCTTAATGTAGAATATCATACTCCGTCTGGTGCCACAATGTCTTGGTATACGCACATTTCACAATCTGTAACGAAGAGGATTGAAAACCAATATGGTAAAAACGATCCTATGAACAGATCTAGGATAAAAAAGGAAATGGAAAAATTCAGGGCTGTTGTAAAAGACAGTAGAGGAAATATAAAAGAATCAAAAGAACTTAGTATATTCTCTGTAAGAACACCAATACCAAATGAAATTACTACAAAATCCGGAGAGAAAATTAGTACAGTAATAAATCAACCAATATCCGCATATTCTGTAATTGATGTAGATCAATCGAATAGTTTATATGTTGATCCTAGATTCGATATTTCTTTAAATAAATAGATTTAGCCTATAACGGACGATACAAAAACAGAAGATGATCAGATTAGTTATACAAATCATGACTACTTTGAATATATAGAAAACGCTCCTGATGATGTAAAAGAATATTACAAAGAACTTGTCAATACAATGAAAGAAAGTTATAAAAATATACCTTTCTTGGGCCAATATGACGATCGTTTACCACAAGAAGGAGCTACTACAGGTCAAATGTTCCACAGATCACAATGGTGGAAACCGTGGAAACCATTAATATATTGGAAAAAACGTACTTTTGATATAAACGAATCTGATACAGATATAAATATTGACTATGAACTACGTCCAGACGGAACTAGATCGATGAATATACCAGTAAGGTACATTAGTAGATTATCTGATCCAAATCAGATAAATTCTGATATATTTGGTTCTATTATTAGTTTTTATGAAATGTCTATTAATTATAAAAATAAATCTAAGCACCTTCCTATGATGCTTACTGTAATAGATAAATTAAATAATAATAGAAAAATTAATTCTAGAGATCGTCAGAGTACAGTATTAAAAGGACTTGTTAATAGACAAATGTATGACAGAAGTAAAAACTTTGATACTGGAGAAGACAATTTAATGTCTTATACAGATAAATGGATAAGAAGGTCATTGAAATTAATACCAGGTTTAAGAGCTCTTACTACAACAGGTCTTCTTGCTTTAGGATGGATACCTGCTATTGTTGCTTGGGCAGATCCTGCTATACAAATTTTAATAGATGCTGTTTCTGGTAAATACATAAACTTAGAAAATTATGCTATAGGTACTGCAAAAATGTTAAAAGGTATGCCATTAGCATTTGCTGGCACTGGTAAAAGTAAAAATTATAATAGAATGACTGCTGGTATGCAGTATTTTGGATTGGCTAAACACGCTTCATATAATTTTAGACATATGGATAGAAGCCAAATTAGAAGAACTTTTTAGGACGGAATTCTTATGAGGTTCTTTTCGCTAGGTGAATATTCTATAAATGCGCAAGTATTTGCTACTGTGATGGATAGTTATAAATATTTCTATGACGAAGATACTAAATAGGGCATGTATATGAATAAAACCCAATATTATAAATGGGCTTCTTCTAAAGGTATATCTCAAAAACGAGCTCAGATAAATTATGCATTAAACATGCATACGTTATTTGAGGCATATGAAGTTAAGAAAGGCAAGTATGTTACTAAAGACAATAAATACGGTAATGCTGTTACAAAAGAATTAGAAAAAACTGTTGGAAAACGTATGCGAAATAGGTCAACTGTTTCTAATCTTATTGTTCCTAGTACAGAAAGAACGAAAATACAAAGTAATATATTAACTGCATTTATTGTGGTCATGCGTACATTTATGCTAGTTGGTATAGCTAACAGATTTAAAAATCTAAGAGATTTCCAAACTCCAGATGAATTCACCATAGATGAAAAAACACAATCTTCTGTAAAGAAAAAATATAAAGAAGAATTTTACAGCGACAAAGGTGGATGGAATTTTCAAACGCAAGAAATAGAAGATGGTATAAATGTTGCCGCAGGTAGAGTCTTACGTCATCTTCCACGTTATTTTGGCTATTTGTGGTATTCTATTAAACATCCGTTTAGGTCTAGATATTCTGATAAAACAGATGAATATATGAAAGATAATAATATAGCCGAAACCGATATATACGGAATGGATAGAATATTAACAGAAGTTCTTATATTCTGTTCATTTGTATTATTGCAAATAGCATTTCATAATAAAATGGTCGATGATGGTGATGACGATAATTATTGGATGTAGCTTGCTGATCACTTTTTAATAAGAATTAGTTTGATAATGATTACTTGGTATAGCCCAGATACATTTTTAGATCTTATAAATAGTGTAACTCCATCAAAAAGCGATATTGACAAAAAATTTAAATTAACTAATCTCATTCAGGATTTATATATAGGACTTTCTCAGCATGGTGTAAATTTTGACGAATGGGATAAAGTGTCTGGTCAAAGTGCGTATAGAGGAGATACAAAAGCTTTTAGAGATCTTTTACATACTCTTTCTAGTTTAGGTTTACATTAGATATATAGTAGTTCTAAACTTGAAGGTATAAAAAGTAAAACAAAGTTCTTTAATAAAATGGTATTTTGGAAAGGTTTTTGGCATAAAGCTAATTCTGGCAAAACTCCACAATCTAACAATGCAGAAAAATCTCCTTTTGATAATCTTGATAATTTAGACAATTTAAATAATCTTGATAATTTAGATAATTTAAATGAATTAGGAGGATTATAACGAGATATTTGGTGCATTTAGGCAAAAAAATAAGGCGAGGTTCCTGTTATACAGGAATCCCGCCTTTTTTCATGCCAGAGCCGATTTGTAACTCTGGCCTGAAATCGTATTCTGGTATTATTTGCCAATCTAACTTTATCGCGTTTGGATTATTCGATAAAAGTGCATAATTGACATCATCATCATAACCACACCAGAATTGCATTATACGAACTACATTTTTATATTCTTTCGGTTTATATCCTTTATCTCGCAAATCACGCATATCTTTGCCAATAAGAGGAAAAGCAAATATTTTATACGGCTTTCCTTTTATATATTCTATTTTTGTACTTCTTATGTTTGTACATTTTGCAAATCTACTTTCGTGTTCACAAGAATAACGGTTTGGATTTGATATATCGTACATTAAAAATATACAATCATCAATTCCTGGCCTGTTTTTGTCATGAACAAAAGCTCCGACAAATCCAGTTTCTGGTTTTAAATCCCATCTTGTTATCTCTTTGTCTAACAACGGGACTATAAATTTCATGTGTGTACTCATAGGTTCAATGACTCTGAGCCATCGCCTTCATAATAGGCTCTACTGTGTTCCCACTTACCTGTTTTCTGATGCCAAGCTATTTCATCTAAAGCTTTGATTATAATCAACCCTCTAGAATTCACAGCTTCTTGACTTATCTTAAACACTCTTATTTCATTACTACCAGTAGTGTCTATACCGATAATATAAAATTCAAATGTCCAATCAAAGTAATCTTCTCCAAGCTCTTCTCGCATGTACCAGCATACTGCCGAATAATAGTATGACAATTGGCGTAAGTAATCATACTGATTTATACTATCCTCAAAGTGCCACAACTTTTGTGTAGTCTTTAAGTCATATATAATCACAGTATGATTTTTATAATCAATTGTCAATCCGTCTAACAACGACTTACATTTAACACCCTTCCTCGATTCCCAATTAATATGAAATTCGTGGTGATTTTCACTATATTCGTCTATTCCTGGCGGATCAATAATCCTCCAAGCAAGTCTGTGAGATTGAATGTTATGCTTGATTTTCTCAAGCATTTTGACATCCCAAGGACCAATCATCTTTCTTCCGTCATTAAACTTCAGGAAGTCAATATAATCCTTTAACGTAGAGGCTATTTTAAGGCCTTCTGAGAGCATCAAATCTTCCGACTTGCCTCTCGTACTGTATGCTTGTTTATAAGCGTCTAAAACGGCTCTATTTGGCTCTATTTCTAAAGAAGATGCTAATGCCTGACAGAACTTTTCCTGCTGTGCAGAAGATGGTCTACTTTTGTCCCAGACTACATAGTCTTTTTGGAACTCTTCAGGCTGCAGAATATATTCATGAATCATTGTTCCTCGCTCAAGTACAGGGTTCTTTTCTTCAGGAACATCTTCTGTTAGCATCTTGTGTAAATAAGCTGGTCCTTTGTTTAAAAACCAGCCTATGTTTGAATTCGATATACGAGTTTTATCCTCGTAGTAAGGTATACTAATATCCATTATTTTTCAGATAAATTCATATCGGCAAACAGACTTTCCATAGTATCTTCTGGATTCTGATTAATTTCTTCAGCGAATGCTGCGACATTATCAAAACTCACAAGACCGAATGTCTTTATAATGAAATCAGCAACCTCTTTGACTTTTTCTTTGTCATCCAAGCGATTCTCAAGAATTGCCTGTACCATAGACGGAGGCATTTCATCGAATTCCTTGTAATAACGTATACGCGAACAACGATCAAGCAAATATTCATTCACTTTTTCTACTTCATTACATGTTGATATGATAAGGTTGTTTCCACATGTTCCTATACCATCAAACAACTGCAATAAGAAATCGTCGTCGTAAGAACGGTTACTCAGTTTATCAATCTCATCTATTATTATACAAACTCGTTCATCCTTGATTTTAGTCATGAAATTCATTACTTCACGAGGAGGAAAGTTTTTAGTAAATATAATAATAGGCAAGTTTGACTTTATAGCAATAGTCTTTGCCATAACTGTTTTACCTGTTCCTTTAACACCTGCAAGCATTACACCAGTAGTACCATCTGTAGTGTTTTCAAATCGCGTCAATACTTTGTTGATAAACCTGGCGTCATTTTCTGTTTCATAGAAATTGTTAGGCATTGTAAGATCAGGAGATTCCTCCAGATATACATCGTCTGTAATACGGTCTACTTTTACAGTATAAACTTTACCTTTTTCAAGTTCACACTCACCACCTACTGCAGTAAAACGAATCTGGTCACCAACTTTAATCAATCGTTGTGTTTTTTTGTTTTCCATTTTGTCTCTGACTTTTAAGTTCTTGGATCATTTCATCTACCTGTTTATGATTTCTCACCAAGTAGCAACGCATCTTGGAATGATGTCGTTTTAAATAATATTTGAAGAGTTTGTATCTTAAAGGAAACGAATCCCCCATAAGACCTTTACATTCTACTACAAACCCTTTTCCAATAAAATCTGGAAGGTATGTAATAGGACGTATTTTCTCTCCAAGATACTCGAATTTAGGTAGTAAGGTGAAATGCTTTGGCTCATATTTAACTGGAATACCAGCTTTCATAAAAGCTTCATACGTATAGAGTTCGAGTTTACTACGAAAATGTAGTCCATACGCATCGACCTTAGTCGCATTCCTAACCTTACCTTTAGCCGACATATTTAATTTCCATATTTAATAATGGTTTAAATGTCTTTTCGAACGTTTCTTCGGCTTCTTTATCTATTCGCTTCATTTCCTTATTAAATAAATAAGACAATAAACCGAGCGATGCAGTTACGCCTCCAAATGAACCTAATAAGGTTCCAAAAAATACTTCAAGCATATCTTTCTACTGTTTTAGTTAACCATTCTTTTACTGCAAAGAACGAATTCCCTTTAACAGCATCGGATACGTCCTTTGCTTTAAACTTTTTATGAACAAATATAGCATCTAAATGATATTGTCTACTATACTTTCGAGCTGACAACATTCCTGCTGCATCTCTATCATACAGTATGATAATATGTTTCCACTTATGCCTCAACGATTGAAGTATATCGTCAGGAATAAATGTAGTTTCACTAGAAGCTGCGATAGCATTAAATCCCATCTCATACAAACACATAACGTCTTTTAACGATTTTGTGATTATAAGCAGATTACCACCCTCTTTTGGCAACTCGGCTAATCCCTGAACGTGCCTATTTGTCAGATTGGTACGCCATTTAGTATACTTAGAGGCTAAAGGTCTATAAATCTTAAACTTGTCATAAACCTTATATGCATACATAGGATTATCTTCTTTGTAGGTTCCTCTGACGACTCTATTACAAAGAAAGTATTTAATGCTAAAAACATTGAATTTCTTCAACGTGTCTATTGATATGTGGAATTGTTTCCAGTACTGTTTGTCTACGTTTGTGAACGGTTGACGAACAATACCTATATCAGTAATGCCTGAACCGACAAGTTTAGAATACGTATTTGTACGTATCTCTTGATTTGGGTTCATTCTTCTAACTATTCTAAGCAATTCTCTTTCGAGTTCATCTCTTGTTTGTATACCTCGGTATAATTTGACGAATTTCAAAGCATTTCCTGCTTCTCCTGTACCGTGGTCTTTAAACAACAAATCTTTGTTTTTACTTTGAAATATTGCAAAAGATGGTACTTTATCGTCTGGTCTAAGCGGACTATTCATCAACTTCCCAACCGTAAATTTACCTAAGTAATACGAATAGATGCTATAGTCATCCAACTTTTCCAACAAGTCTCTAAGACTCATTGTAATTGCTGTTTTTGTACTATACATGGCTTATAAGCTCTTTTGTATTGTGCTCCAAGCGAGACTCGAACTCGCACAACCGTATGGTCAAGGGATTTTAAGTCCCTAGCGTCTACCAATTCCGCCATTAGAGCAAAAGGGCGGCATTTAGCCGCCCGGGGTTGACCTACAAGGGTCGTTTCCACCACTGACTATTTTCCTTAGAAAGGCAGGTCGTCAGCACCTGTAGAGTCTGCAGTCACCGGAGTACTATTTTCAAATGGTACATCATCAATAGTAAGCGGATCAATAGGCTTCTCTACGTCAGCCTGTATGGGACGCTCAAGAAGATCGTTCTTCCAAAGCTTAATCTGAGACTCTGTTACACTCATAGGTTCTATGAAAATACCAAGAGAGCTTACTTTCGTATAACCCTTCTTGTCGTAAACAACCTTAAGACGTAAAGGAGTATTGTCAATTGTAAGTTGCTGTTTTACCCAGTTAATCATCTCTACAAATGAAGAACCTTCAAAATCTTGATGTCCTCCATTACAAGCATCGATAACCTGCAGAATACGACCAAACTGTGCATCATCTCGACGTTGTAAATCTTCATCGGTTTTAATCCACATGTTCTTTTCGTTCTTCCACTCTGTCATAGTTGCAATCTGACCCGATTTATTCTCAAATATTATTTCGAGAAAATCTCGTCCTTGAGGCGTTTTACTTACATTAACCTCTTTCAAGGTTATATTGTCATTGATACCTACAGGTATATAGGAGCTATTAAACTCCTGATTGTTTGTTGTTGCTGTTTTTGTACTGTACATAATTCTTTAACTCTGAGTTATACTTCTGGTTTATAAACACGTTCCCAATATGTCGTTATGCTACCGTCTTCATTTCCTGTAGCAATGACAATATCTTTACCAGCGATGTGTCTTGCACGTGCTTCCATGATTGTTCCGTCACCTCCAGATTTGAAACTAATGTGCGTTTCATTATCTTTGCGGTATACGTATCCGACTGCATCAGCCATTCCACAAATGATTTTTCCCAGTTTTCCAACGAGGTCGATTTCTTTTGCATTGACTTCTTGTCCATCTTTTTCCGTTATACTGTCTTTAACATGTCCTACTAGTATGAATTCATCACACAGTTCTTTAAACATATCTATGACTTTCTTTACGGCATCACGAAGATACTTATATCCAGCACCTCTCGCAAGAGTTGTCACATCGGTGCCTTTCCAATTTTTACCAAGTTCTGTTTGCCTATAAAGTGTACAAGCATAACCCATACAAATATCTTCGAGACGAGTGGCATTGTCTATAGTAATGTGTTTATAGAAATTATGCCCTACTTCACTATTCTTAGCTCGTATGGCTTGAGCAATCTCTCCCAAATCATTTATAGTACGTGCCTGTATAGACATCGCATCAATGAATTGAGATCCGCCTTCAAGGTCTATAATAAGGTTATTCTCTAACTGGGCTAAAGCAGATGTTTTACCTGCTTTTGGTAAGCCATAAAGAACAAGATATTGTGGATTTGTAGAAACTGCTGGAATTTTGTTTGTAGGTAAAGTAATCATAGTTTAAAACTTTTAGATTATTACGCAGCTATATTAATGTAAATGTTAATGATGGTCTTCTTAATTTTCGGTGTAAGTGTACTGAGGAACAAGGGCTTGTTAAAGCTGCTATAAGAATACGAATCGAAACCAATCTGTATCTCATCCTCATAGAACACAATGGGAGTACCATCTGTAAGCGTATACATCTTACCGTAGATGATATTCTTCGGAACGAAGAACTTCTTCTTGTCGGAAGACGTAAGGAAATTGACTGCCTTAGTGAAGTTATTGTCCTCACTATCCTTCAGGGCATTCTCAATAATCGAGAACTCCGTATTGTAAGTAGGCTTGTAATTAGTCTCAAACAGATAACTGTTCTTGTTAATCACATCAGCAGCAATAACGTCATCGAGAATCTTAGAATAATCGACGTCATTGTTGTTATACTGAAAGGTGTTCTTCTTACTATCGTTGTTCTTGAAAATATAAGTCTTTGTCATAATATTCAGCCTATTTTAAAATGTTAAACTTTGCCATCTGTTCAACGTTCAATGAGATTATTGTACATTAGGTCATTCTCAAATTCGAGGATGCATGGTTTTCCAGCATCCCTATTTTTCAACATGTGTATATACACTTTGTTATTTGTAGGCAGATGATTTGGACCATATTCTTGTATGTTCAATATCTCGGGTCTGTGCAAGACTAATACGTAATCGCTTGCTTGAAATATTGCGTCAGATGACGATAAATCACTTCTCATTGGGTAATGACTCAATGGGTTGTTTATCCTTTCCGAAGCTTCGATATTTCTATTCATTTGTGCAATCTGTATAACAGAAGTAAGTGGTAACTTTTTGATCTGTATAAATACTCTCTCAAGTTCACTCATCGTTTCTATTACTGTACCAACTTGTTTAGTCAACAAAGCATGGTCGTATATGATTACGAAATGTTTACCAGTACCTTTTACATACTGGTCATAGAAAGACCTTATTGTTTGTTCTACTTGCATAGGAGTTCCTGGAACGTCTACAAAGTAGATAGGATACTCCTTTAGCTGATTGGAAACGAGTACGACTTTTCTGAAGGTATCGTCGTCAAGGTCCGTTTCCGCACTATACAAAGTAGAAGTCGTTCTTCTTAGCTTATTTGAGAGCGTTCTTCCTACTTGCCTAAATCCAACCATCTCTAATGAGAAAGTAAGAACTATAATATCTTCGTTAGGATTTAAATCAATGATGTCGCTTTGAATCAAGTTCGCAAAAGAACTTTTTCCGCTTCCAGATATGCCAGCTATGGTATAAACGGTATTAGGTTCTATACCTCCCATACACTGCTTATTGAACTTTTCCCACCTAGTCTTTAGAGATACAATATTATGTTCTCTTCTGCCTTTAATATAGTTTATAGCTTCTTGAGCTACAACACTCATAGGTCTTACATTAGATAAGTTCTGTTCCATAAGAATTTACAGATTTTTGTTCTGTATCTTGCATTTCTTCCTCAGAGACTTCCCATTGATTTCTTGACAACCAGTTCCACATAGTCATCATATAACTTAACTTTCCTTCTCGCATCTTTTTAGATATCTCAAAGTCTAAACATCGGATTATATGTTCTGCCATAGCTGAACTTTGTCCTACTTTTAAGTTAAATAAATGACGACATTTGTTTATATTAGCTCTAAGATAACTCTTTGAGCCGTCTGGTCGCAAAACATACACTGGGTACATATCGTAAAACAGGTCAAAATAGTCTTTTTTAGGGTAGACTATATTCTTAAGCTTATCTGTTGGTACATATGTAATTGAATCACCTCTCTCGATCGAGGTTATTAATCCCTGATTAACTAAATATTGTATTTCGTCATCACTGATAAGGCTGATAATCGAGTGGACGTCTTGATATTTTGGCTGATTCTTATCCAATACAATACTTAGGAAGAGCAACTGATTTGCATTGATATTATTGTCGGCGTCTAATAGCCGTGTGTTTACTTCAATAATCATCTCGTTGACTCTTTGGTTCTAAAGTTGGTTACTAAAATAATTCTAATTGTTGGTTAACAAAGTCACTAATTATTTTATTGGCTTCGCTAATATAGTACCGGTAGTTGATATGTTTATCTTCCACCTCGAAGTTCTTTAACTCATTCAGGACTGTCACTCCTGATTTAGTTAACATATTTGATACTCTACTTTCGTCTTGTGTATCTACTTTGTAGAGATATCTTCCGTTTGTGCTAGCATAAAATCTATTGATACGTTGCACAGGTTTATCCCCATATACAACTTTGAATTTCTTATCCACTGCTTGTGACATTAAGAAATCCCGGATATCTCTATCCTTCTCAATAAATTCTTTAACTGGCTGTTTGGTCAAAAAGTAGTTTATAACAGCCTTGGGTATTATGACTGGTGCAAGTCCTTTTCCAAGTTTCGTCTCTGTAATAAACATTCCTTTCTTTTCTATCAGTTCTGGATTATGAGTTTTACTGTATCCTTTCATGACACCAAAGTAGTCATTAATAGCGTACTGATAAAACGCTTCGTACTCATCTGTTTCAAAACCAAGTTGGGTTATAGATTCTACTTCTTCGATAGCTCCTTGGATTTTATCCTTAAGAGTTTCTTTTGCTCTATAAACTACACCATCTGTATTGACTTGGATAATCTCACAACCTAAGTCTAACAGTCGATCTACCAACATAAGTAAGATAAGTTGTCCATTTATTCTTATCTTAAATACATTGAATGGATCATACATCCAACTTACCTCCTGTTGCATTTTTCCTGTAGGAGAATTAAGCACAATCTTTAAAAACAGGTTCTTAATCTTTTGACCGGTACGTTTTGCCTCTATTCGTTCGATATATAAATCTTTGAATATATCGCAAAATATTTTTCCTAAATGTCGGGGACCCCATAGGTATTTTATAAGGAGTGACGGATACATAGATGTTACATCCGCGTGACCAATGAACTCACCTTCATTAGGTAGAAAAATCTTCGGGGAATGGATGGAATGTATTCCACCAACTCCCACGGAGTAAACTACATTTGAGAGAACAAACTTCTTCTCATAGCCTTTGCGTTCTTTTGAGTATACTATCTGTTTTTTCATATCCTCTAGAACGTCTTGCAACTTTGGATTTTTGTATTTTATAAATGGCAGAATTACGTCTTTCAATGGAATATAATCCATAGGAGAACGCATCTCTTTTATTGCTGCTTTAGAGATTCCAGACCTTTTAGAATATTCTTCTAATAGGAATGTTTCTGCCATCTTAACGGAGTCCATCGATAAACAATTTATTCCGTGTTCGTCTTCAATAAAGAGACGTAGTTCTATGTCCTTTTTAAGCTTATTTAGAAGGCTCTCAGTGGACTCTACGTCGTTGACGTTATACTTTATCATCTCGTCAATTTTAGAGGCTTCTAGAGGCTTATTAAAGTCTCCTTCATACTCTTGCACATTTTTGTAGTGCATCGTTGCTTGCATGGTTTTTAAACCTACTCGCAACTTTTGACTAAATAACATAGTAAGAAGGTCCATCGACTTAAAGTAATGTGCATACTTCCATCGCTTGACCTTTTCTCTGCTTCCCTCTTCGTCTTCCACTATAGTTTGTGAGAGATTAAAAAGAGACTGGCAGACTCGCCAGTATGGGAGCTCTGCCAGTTTAGTCTGATAATATATTATATAGTTTATTATAACATCATCATAATGATGATTGTTGTATCCGCAAAATATTAGGTTTTTACCTTTAAAAAAATCGATTAACTCATTCAAACAACTATGGCGTTCGGATATTTCAAACTTATAAATATTACCAGACTCTGTGTCTTTACAACAACAGTGGAATACGTTTGGGAAGATTTCAATATCATATACAATGACTTTATCTTCTCGTATCCACATGACTCTAAGGTTCTATTGTTAATAATAGTTGCGAGAGAGGGATTCGAACCCCCGATCTCCTGGTTATGAGCCAGGCGTGTTACCGCTTCACCATCTCGCGATAGATTACCCCTATAACATTTCAAAACTTCTGGGTTTGTGTCAACGTATCTGCATACACTGTCCGTTGAAAGTTTAAGATTGGAGTGTAGGATATAGTAGAGGAAGTGGGGCGCGGTCCCACTACGCCTTGCTTTCGCCTTGCGCTTCAGGTACTTATGACTTTTCCTCTATTCGACAAGTTACGCAGCTTCTTTGTATTTAAGCTGCTTTTCTTCTCGGAAATCGAGAATTGTTATTGGAGAAGGATGTTTCTTCTCTCTTTTTTTCTTGTCTTTTGTTTTTTTGCCATACGCCGAGACGACGAAATCTCGGATACGTTCGAGCGCTTGTTCACGCTCACTCTTCCACTTCGGCAAAAATTGGTCTTCGAACAGGTCACCTTGTTTTACCGGCTTCGGGTGTTTCTTTTCCCATTTTGCTATTTTTTCTTGTTCGATTTTGTGTAACCGTTCAGCCTCTCCTAGCTTCTGTGGAGAATATTTTTTCTGCATTTGCTTGTATTCTGAGTCTACTTTCAGATAGTCTGTTTTAGTTCCCCATTCTTCTCGTTTTTCCATGTACTTAAAGAATTTTCCTTTTTGTAACATGTACCACGGCTGTTTTCTGGAGAGATGCATGTGACTATAGTTCTCTGGCTTCTTGCAGAAGTTCTCGTTAAGATATTTCTTCCGCTCTTCTCGCTGTTTGCAATACCATTCCGATAGTTTCCACTTTGGACCGTTACCGTTTTCTTGAATGTCTTTATTAACTTTAATAGTATGCCCGAACGCTTCTACTTTAGTTAACTTAGACTCTTCTATAATATTAACGATGCAACATCGCTTGTCAGTTGCGACTTTCTTTACTTTTTTTCGAGGTTGTCGCTTTCTTAATTCACGTTTACGTCCCATAGTTATGCAGCAAGATTAAGTTTTTGTTCTTTTTTAGCAGCTTTCTTTGCTATTTCTGCCGCTTTCTTCTTTGCATTCTTAGCCATTTTAAGCTTCTCTGACGCCTTCTTTTCCTCCTTCTGGACAAGTAGCTTACCTACCTTCTTTGCGCGCATTTTACGGCGTTCTGCGAGCGTCTGGAGGCATGTTTTCGGGCGTGTTCCACGGTTCTTATGACGGAATGAGCCTGTAGTAGAGCGTTTTGGCAGTTCTCCAAACTGTTTCAGCCACTCTTCTATCTTTTCGGCAAGCTTTGGATTATTCATCCGTATACGCTTGGATATTACACCTCCGTTGCGTTTTGCAGCATAGAATGGCTTCATATTGTGCTTGTCTATGTTCAACTTCTTTCGCTTGGCTTTAGCCACTGCTTTTGCACGATTTGTATTGCCTGTAGGTTTCTTACACTTTGTTTCTTTTTCTTCGTGCTCCTTAAGGCTGTATATGAGAGTTCTGCCAGCCTGTCGCATATACGTTGCTATTTCTTCAGCGTGTTCTGTGTTTGTCGACACCCAAGTGTAATTTCCAGCGGCTTTCAGTACTTTACAGAGTTTGCTGTTGAATTTCTTTTCTACAGCTTTTGCTATTGCTTTCGCCCCTGTAAACTTATTTTTGCCGTCTTCGAACTTAAATTGACCATATGTCAAGCATAACAAGAGGCGAATGTTGTCCTTATTTTCGCACTCTTTTATCTGTTCTTCCGTGATACCAGCTCGTAACATCCTTGCTTTACGATTCATACGGAGACGTTCTTTTGCAGACTTCTTTTCTTTCTTTTCTGTACTAAGTTTCTTCTCTGCGTTTGCAGGTGCGGATGTCGTGCCTAATTTTGCATCCGGTGTATATTTGCCCTTTTTGAGCAATTTTGTTTTACTAATCTTTCCCATATTGATTATGTTTAGATGGTTAATAACTTGTCGTTATCCGAAGATACGACTTAAGAAACTCTTTTTGCGCTTGCGGGAGAAAATATGAAGATAATCGATATCACCGCGAGAGTATTCACGACGTACGATTGTGTTCAAACTCCATCCATTCCGACTTTCGATGGTAAGCGCACGGTTGTCCATTACTGTTCCACAGACAACCTGTTTGTATTCATAATTGCTTTTCTGATTCATTTTTATTTATGTTCTTTAGTGAACGTTGTGACTAGTAGCAGCATCGATCTGCCTTAGTTGTGTGAGTACAACTACAGTCCATCACTCTAGCCTATGTAATTGTTATGCAACAAGCATCTTCTCAAAGTCCTCAGACACAGACGTTATGTCTATAGACGTATCTGTGTTAAACTTCTCCATGTTTGCATCGTACTTGTTGGCCTTCAGCTGCAAATCCTTAATCAAAGCAGCTATCTTTGCACTTGTGAATGACTCTTTCTTGCCGATATTCTTCAGACCCTTCTGAGCCTTAAGCTTCGGGTCAAGTGTGGGGACCATCTTCAACTGAGCAATAGCCTCCTTCATTTCACAAGCCATAAAAATACTATAGTTATTTGTCTTCTTGAAAGCCTCTTTATCAAACTTGGTAATACCCATGTTAAGATATGCAAGCATACCCTTGATGTACACAAGCTTTTCAGAAAGCTGCATAATCTCATTATAAAGAGCCTTGAGATCTTTACCAGAGCCAAGCCCTGCCTTAATCTCCTTGTTTGACATCACATTCTCGCCACGGATAATCTTCCAGTACTTCTTCTTAGTGATGTCTATATTCTTACGAATATTGATGATGTTACTCGAATCCAACTTAATTGATTTATTCATATGTTATATAATTTTGATAAAAGTTAAACTTAAATTTATACTCACATGAATTTGAGAAACATCTGCCTAGTGGTTACTATCAGTTCCACCTAATAATAACCTAAACAGTATTCCGGGTAGGGAAACTCCCGCAGGAGTCCCTACCAAAACCACGCATGGTTATCAGAATATGTTTATTTTGTAACTTTTCTCGATATAGTAGATGTTACTTTTATACAATAAACTTGAAAAGTATAATACATAAACTCCGCAGAGATATGTATTCTATCGCGCACGATATTGTTACTCAGTAGCTACATGTACTCCAGTAACACCAAATTCTACATCAAGGAAAGCTTGACCTGTCGCGTCCGGGAAGCGCAAATTGCGTTTATGTCCGTTTATGTTCAGATTTACATTCACGTCTGTTGGATTATTATCTTGTACAACAACTCGAGAGCCTACGCTTGGACCCGACTTCTCCCGAGCCCCCTCGGGGGCTGCTCCAGCTCCTTTATTATTGCATACATGACGATAACAATCTATTAAACGCTCGATAACCCAATCATATTCTTTCTCACGCTGCGCTTTTTCCATAATTTCTTTAGAAAGACCTTTAAGGAGTGCTTCCTTATTGGTCCCAGCAGAGAGATCCAAAAGTCCGTCCCAAACTGCAGACACAAATGCCTGGAATGTGAGAGGGAATTGGCATTTAATGAGGCGATTCCAGAACGTATATTTAGTTTTACCTAAAACTACGATCCCTGAGTCTTTCACGCTATATATAACGTAACGCTCACCCTCTCCACCAGCAAGCTTAACTTTACTTGCAATTTTTTCGTTACTCATAAGATAGCCTATAAGCTTCTTAGAGTCATCAGAGAGGAGCTTCTTTGCCATGATTAGTCGTTCTGCTCAATTATCACAGCGCTCTTCTGGCCGCCGATAACCTCGTGCATGTTGATGCCGGGAATAGCCGACTTAACCCACTGGTCTTCGTAACCCTGAGCCTTCTGGTTGTTCGTTGCGATTGCACTCTGCATGTTCTGAATCATGCTGTCTATACGACTGCGGATTTCCTTCAGGCGAGTGACCTCCTTGTTGTTGTGTTCGTTCACGATGGCCACAACAAGCTTCGGATTGAGGAAGAAGTTCTTCTCATCACCCTTGAGCGCTTTTGCTATGACATCCGCTGTGACAGTGCCTGCACGCAACGAAGCGGATTCGATAGGAAGTACGACGTCTGCTGTTCCATCCGGACGAGGATTGATCTTAATGACCATATCGCCTTCGCTGTCCGGATTTGCCAAATCGGCATCGCGGTCCACGCACACGCATACAATGTCCTTACTCTTAAGATTGATCTTACGGGGCGAACGATTCAGTATGAATCCGTTCTTCACGCCTTGCGTGATTTCACGCTTGTCCTTTTCGAAGCCTTCACTTCCGCCCTGCCATATGTCTTTAGACTCTACGGCGAAATACTGTGTACCAAGATTGGCACCCATCTGACTGATAAGCTGACGATTCTGTGCAACTGTTGTCAGGTTAATGTTGATTTCTTTATCCATTTAACGTAATCCTTTTTGAAATCGTGGTTGATCCACCAACGATTACGGTTATTTACTTCCTCCACTTATAGCGGGAGGTTAACTTTTTAGAAAGTAAAAATCCGGCTCGCTGGCTCAATGGACTGTGTTCGTTCTGTTTATTTTATCTTCGGTTGCTGTTCTAATGGGAAGCACGTTTTCTCAGATAGACTTGCTACGTTTCTATATTCCTCGGCCCAATACGTTTAGGTATGGCAAATGTGAAGCTCAACTCACGTAGCGAGAATCCAACGGTAGGATTATCCATGCTCATCATCTTCTGAGGGTAATAAAACTTTAAATGCCGAATGTGCACAATCAAGTGCTAAACTTACTAGAATCATTGTATTTCTTTGTTCAGTTATACTAAAAGAGTTGGTGTTACCCAATAAAGTTTTTCCGTTGGCAAAATTTCACAAATGTGACTAATGCTCATAGGACCCACAAAAAAATTGAGAGAAATTCATAGCGTATTTTCCAAGTATGCTTGAATCTACTACTCCCGCTGTTGTTACCCGGTCTTGCGATACCGAGTTAGGCACAGCTGCCCCTGTTCTATTAAGGTCAGAACAATCAATAACCTAACTACAATTCGGTAGAGACATTTAACGTGTAGATGCGTTTCATTATCGGACGGTCTCAGAGTTTCATAGCTCTTCACAGACCCTACGGCTTTGTTTGTGCATTCGACTTTGCTGTCAATCTTCTGTTTTATCTCTCATTGCTTCGAGAAGTGCGCGAATACTGGAGGAATTCCACCTCATACACCTAGATTTATCACCCACCAGCCTTGCTTATCACAGTCTTCGAGACAGGAAGATGTGACGCCATACGGCCCGCATACGGTATATACCACTGCGTCGAATCGGCTACGGAACGTGAGACCATTTCTCACTCTGGCTGCCTTGCATCATCGATGTATATTGCTTCATGGCTTAAATTACCACTTGGATTTGCTGTCCAAGCTTCTAATTATATCCATCCTGCTACTTGCTTCTCAGGAACGGTTGGCACTCGGGATTCCTACTCAGAGTTCTTTCATACGACGAAAGTTAACGGCTTACTACTCCGCTTAT